CCACGATCTCAAAGCCGTTCCGCAGAGTAGCCCGGACAACAGTGCATTTGTTTCCCATTGTGATCACATCGGTGGACACAATGAAATCATCTACCATACTCTGACTGATGGAAGGGGAGTCTGTCTTCAGGTTAGCGTTGGGCGTTACCTCCAGATACGCCTTTTCGAACACGGCCTTAGGACTAAAGCTCTCATAGCCGTCCGGGTAGCGAACCTTGTAGCCTTCCTCCACGGGATCCATACTTCTGGGGATAGGCTGATTCTTTTCGTAGACATTGCCGCCCTTGCGAATAGCGGGCGTTGCTTCAATGATTTTTGTGCCGATATAGGTTTTCATTGCGGTTTCCTCCTTTAGCAATCTCGTTCAATTTTCTTCTCCGGTGCGTTGCTCTTGCCGAACACCACACCGTCGTTGTGCTCAAAGATGTTCTCCACCACCTTCAGGACATTTACACCCAGAATGGTGGTGATGGCCTGCTGGCTCAGCTCCGTTACCGGGAACACCTGGCCCAGGCGCACCGTGGCGTACAGGGCGATGAGGTAGGACATCGTGACCCACCCCAGCGCGGCGATCTGCGTTGTTACGAACAGCCGCCGCGTGGTCGTCTTAATGTTCTTCATCTCGTACCGCCTCCAGATGGTCAATGCGGTGGTGTGCAGATTTGGTGCTGGCCTCCACGGCAGCCAGACGGCCCTCCACCGCTGTGTTGGTCTTGCGCTGCTCCCGTTGTTCCGTCTTGATCTCGTCCGTATTGGACTTGATGTACCCCAGCTCTGTCAAAACGGTGCCGAGCTGTTGGCCGCTGCTCCTGTCGTCTTTCCCCTTGTTGCGGGAGAAAGTGGCATAACTGATGACCGCGCCCAGCACCGTGCATACCAGCCCCACAACGATGTTCCACTCCATTGGTGTCACCTGCCTTATTCCGTTGTTTCTACCAGCATAACAAACCACGCTTTCCCATTTCACCCCCGCAGCGGGGAATATTTTCAACAGGAGGGGTCGTTTATGAGGAAAAAGAAAGCCGCCATTCCGAAGCGGCATCTTGTGGTGGATAGCTCCACCGGCGAGGTGGTCGGCGCTCTTCGCCTGAAAAAGAAGTGCCCTCCCGTCCTGGCCTTTGTCGCCGGTCTGCTCTGCTGTGCCGTTCTGGTCTGCGGCGCTCTCCTGATCCGTCAGCACCGTGAAGCGCAGCGTCTGCGGCAGGAAGCAGAGCAGCAGGAATTGATAAAAAATGCCGATGACTTCCTGGAGACCCGAGAAAAAGCCTGGGAGGGGGCAAAAGAGGGTATAGACTACTATGTGGACAGCAATGGACATTGGGTGTTTATCCCGGAATCGGAGAGGGACAAAGGAAAATGAACATATTCTCGCTGTTTATGATTGCCGCTGCTTTCACGATTTCCGCAATACGTATAGTGGTACTCTGGATTCGCTCGGGAAAGAGAAGAAAAGAAATAATGGAAGCAAAGTCCGAAGACCGCTTAATATTTCATGAAGAAATTGACGATTTGGACATAGCATGCGAAGTAAAACAGTCTGCCGTTGCGCTCCTTGGATTCTTCGTGTTCCCGTTGGCCCTGCTGGACGTGTGTTTCCACAGTTATGCAGGAACATTGGCAAAGTCCGTGGTCATTGTATCAATTGTCGTAATCTATTTTTTCACTGCAAGAGTAATAGATAAGCCCCGGCGGGATTGACCCGCCGGGGCTTTCCCTTACGGCTTGTATCGCCGCCAGGGGTTTTTCTTGTCGCTGTCGTATTTGGAGTGGAACAGCACATAGGCGTCCTCATAAGAAAGCCCGTCCTCGATCATGATCTCAATGATGTTGATGATCTCGTCCTGCTTCAGGCTGCCGTCGTCGTTGGCCAGATCCGCCTGGGCCTTGAACTCGATCACCTTATCCGTGCTCACGTCGCCGTACTTGTCGAAGTAGTCCGTCCTGGGCGCTCCGATCCGGGCCAGCGTCCGGTTGGTGGCCTCCTCTTTGGCCACGTCCCGGGCCGCCTTCAGGACGGCCACCTGCTCCGCTTGGCTGGCCGTGGTGTCCAGGTCGGCCTCCACATGCTCCCAGTAAAGTCGCAGGTAGTCCGTCTGATACTCCACATACTGCACGTCAGACAGCGTGCGGGAGCTGCCCTCCCCGTCCTTGATGGTGCTCTGCATCACGGCGGGCAGGTATTCCGTGGTGCCCGCCTGCTCGCACACCTTGTAAACGGCGTCCTGGCTCCGGGTGGTGGTGCCCTCGTCCGCTGCCTTCTGATACTCGGCGATCATGCTCAGCACCGTCTGCCGGGTGCCCCGGGTATAGGTGGTCTCCGGGTTGTTCTTCGCCAGGGCGTAGTACCGGGAGTAGAAAGTTTTCATGCTGTCGTCCATCTTGTAGGTGATGGCCTTCTCCATGTTGCCGCTGTCGCTGTTCTTCGCCTTCTGGCTTGCCTCCGCCTTGCCGTACAGCCAGTTCACCAGGTCGGTGGAGTACTGGTTGTCTTTGATGTAGCTGTTCTGCACGCCCAGCGTCAGATCCACGTTCTCGCTGCCCACCGGGAACAGGGCCTTCTGGTATTTCCACCAGCCCCCCAGGGTGGCGTTAAAGAAGTAATCCACCATCTGCGGGCTTGTGTTGAAGGCCTGGCCAACCCAGTAGGCGATCTTACTGGTGCGCTCCGTGTACTGATCCTTGGGTTCCAGGTTCTGCAGTCCGCTGGATACGATGGGCCGCCCCAGGAAGTCCCGGTTGGCCCCCATATAGGCCACCGTTCCGAGAATGCCTGTGCTTCCGACAATACCAACACCAGCTTCCAGCAGGCCCTTTGTCGGGATCTGTGCGATGTCGCTGGCCACGCTGGGCAGGAAGTTGTCCGTGGCGTAGTCGTAGAACTCGTCAAAGGCGTGCTTGTTCCCGCCCTCGCCGTACTCCATGCACGTCTCAAAGAAGCTGGACAGCACCGCCAGCTCCCGGGGCTTGGGGATCGAAAAGTACTTGCCGTCCCCCAGGGGAATGTTCCAGTAGCTGTTCTTGGTGTAGTTGGACAGCTGGTGATAGTCCTCCTTGGCTTCCTCGTCCCCGTTGTTCAGAGCGTAGAACAGGGCTGCCAGGGCCGCGCTGGCGGCCAGGTAGGCGATCACCCGCCCCCGCACCACCTTGGCCCGCTCCCCGGTGGGGGCGTCGCTGCCGGAGATCCACCGCCGGAACTTGTCCAGGCCCTGCACGCTGGCGTTGAAGAAGGGAACCACCTTGTTGATCTGCCGGGCGATGTCGCCGCCCCGGCGGAAGTTCACCGTGATGTCCATCGCCTCGTAAAATGCCTCCTGCGGGTTCATGCCCGCCTGCCGCATCAGCTTGTAGGTGGCGTACCGGGGGCCGGTTTCCACCGTGTCGCTCACAAAGGCGATCCAGTCCAGCGGGTTGGCGCTGAACTTTTTCCCGCTCAGGCTCTTCCGGGCCTTCTTGGCGAGATCCCGGTCGGCGGTGTATGCGCTGGTGTTGCCGCCGCCCATCGCCAGAAATTCCTTGTACATGGGGTCGGCGTTCTCTCCCTTGATTTTGTTCACGTAGGCGCTGCCCATCGAAGAGAATACCTTGGCCGGGTTCCGCACCTTGGAGTACACAAAGAACGTGCCCAGATCCCGGGGGAAGTTGGAGAACAGAGACCAGATGATGTTGTTCCCCGTGACGTTGCCGGTCATAAACCGGCTCACCATTGCGTAGGCGTCCAGGATCCCGTCCAGCTTCTTCTGGCTCATATTGGTCAGGCTCTGCAGCAGAAGGGGATCGTTGATCTTCCAGAACTCCTGGTTGCCTCCCTTCAGAACGGTGATCACGTCGCCGTGGGCCTTGCCTCTGCCGTACTGGTAAAGCACGTCGTCCAGACTGCTGATGATCCCCTCGGCCTGCTGCTTGCCGTCCAGCTGCATGCTGCTCTGCTCAATCCAGTCTGTCAGCTGGGTCTTTACCCCGGTCATGTCAAAGCCCTTCCGCACCACCGGCGTGGGAACCTTCTCCAAAAAGCTGGCGTCAATCCCCAGCCGCTGCGCCTCATCGGTGATCCGGCGCATCACGTTGTTGCGGACGCCGGCGTTCACCATCTTCACGATGTTGGCCACGATGTTGTCCACCGGGTGAACGATGTCCAGCCCGCTGCCGTGGGCCTGCTTGATGGTGCTGGTCTGGTTGGCAAAGCCCCGCTTGGCCCCCTGGCCCCGGCGCTCCGGGCTCACTGCCCGGTTGAAGGGCACGTAGTACTGCCAGCGATCCGCCCAATCCTCGGCGGACTGGGTCGACACCAGGCCGGTGCCCACGCCCCAGGTCTGCAGAAATTCCTTCTGGAATTCATACAGCCGCTGGGAGATCTCCTTGAACTGCGGGTACTGCGCTTCCAGCTGTGCCTGCCGGTTCTCCATCCAGGCGCTGCTGTTCTTCCGGTCGTCGGCGAAGATCCGCATGCCCTCCGCCAGCCGTTCCGGCCCGTGCTTCACCGTCAGATACTCGCCGAACAGGCGGTACTCCTTGGCGTCGCTCAGGTTCAGTCCCTGCAGGGCGGCCTTCAGGCCCGGCCCCACATACTGGCCGTTGGCGTCCGTCAGGTCGCCGGTGATGATCTGGCCCGCCATTGCGTCGCTGTAGGCGGCGTTGCTGGCCAGCCGGTAGGTGTTGGCCCCCGTGGCCTTGTCAAACTCATGAATGCCGTGGTTGCTGTCCAGCCATGCCTGATAGAGTACGTGGGCCTTCTGCTGGATCTTCTCGCCCCAGGTGCGGGCGTCTGCGCCGCCCTCTTCCCGGAAGCGGATAGAGCTGGTAGCTGTGTCGGCGTCCAGGGCGTAGTAGGCGTTGATCTCGTCCGCCAGCTGTTCTAGCTGGGCGGCGTCCTTGGGAGAAATGCGGTTCAGAAAGTGCCTGGTGAATTCCGGGTAGTCGATGGCTGCCGTCTCCCGGTTCTGCAAAAACTTGCGGATATACTCCGCAAAGCCCTCGCTGACATAGGCCTTCGGGGGATAGGCCGCCAGCATCTCCGCTCCCAGTCCGTCGGAAAGCTCCTTCTTCATGGCGGCGCTCAGTCCGCTCTCCAGGATCCCCCAGCGGTCGTTCAGGGCGTGGCCCAGCTCGTGGGCCGTGGTAGGCAGGTCGTTGGCGATCTTCGTGCGGATCCCCTTGCTGCGGTGGTCGTACTGACCCCGCACACCCTTGCCCCGGATATGTCCCTTGGTGATGTTCAGACCGTAGTCGTGGTGGATCTTCTCAATGATGTCCGAAAGCCGCATGGGGGCCTTGCCGCTGTCGCCCACCCGCTGGGCCGTCCACCGCTCCGGGTGGGGCGCTGCGTCGGCGCTCCGGTCAAACTCCGGCCCTTCGGCCTCGTCGTATTCGTCCAGCATGGCCTCGGTGTCGCCTGCGTCCTCCGCGATGTCCAGTGCCTCGTCCGTAGGCGGGTTCAGTTCCTTCAGGATCTCCGCCTCCCGCACCCGGGCGTCAATCAGCTCCTTGGCCTTGGCAAAGGGGGCAGCCGCCGTTTTCTCCAGCTGGGCGATGGCCGCCCGGCTCTCTTCCAGCCGCCGCTCCGTGGCCTGGATCATGGTCTCAATGCGTTCCGCTGCGTTCTGGGCCCGCATCACCGTGGCCGCCCCGTCCTCCAGGTTCAGGGTGCCGCGGTACTGCGCCTCGCCCTTCAGCAGGAAATCACCCTTCGAGGTCACCAGCAGCCGGAAGCCCGCAAAGCTGCCAACCTCCACGTTGCTCTCTGTGGCCGCATTCAGATCCAGCTGCTTCTTCGCCGCCGCGATCAGGGCCGCTCCTGCGGCCTTACGCTCGGTGTAGGTCTTGCCGCCCACCACCATGCGGAACTTCGCTCCCGTGGTGTCCTGGCGGCTTGCAAGGTCGCTTTTCAGGTGTTCCAGCGTCACCTCGTCCGTGGCCATCTGCCGCCTGGTCTTCTGGATCCGGTCTTTCGCCTCGGCCACTTCCTTGGTGTGGGCCCGCTCCAGCGTCTCCAGCCCGGAGATCTTCTCGCTCACCTCGAACTGTTCAATGATCAGCGGGTTGTCGCTGGCGATGGCGCTGATCTCTGCGGCGGACATGGCAAGGTCGCCGTCGCCGTCCGCCTCGCGTCCGTTGTATTCGCCCGCCATAATCTGGTGAATGAAGGTGGCCTTCCGCTTCAGGTTGTCCCACTGGCGGCTGTCAAAGGTCTTCTTGGTCACGTAGGCGAATACCGATACCTCGTCGTTCTGGTTGCCCTGCCGCAGGGCCCGGCCCTCGTTCTGCTCCAGGTCGCCGGGGCGGTCGGGGGCGTTCAGCTCGTGCATGGCAACGATCCGATCCTGGGCGTTCATGCCCGTGCCCATCGTGGCCGTGGATCCGATCAGCACCCGCACCTTGCCGTCCTTCACGGCCTGAAACAGCTTGGTCTTGGCCTCGTCGGTGTTGGCGTCGTGAATAAAGGCGATCTCCTTTGCCGGGATCCCTCGGCCCACCAGCAGATTCTTGATGTCCTCATAGAGGGAGACGCCCCGGGCCGCCTCAGCGCCTCCCGGCGTGCCCCGGTCGCAGAAAATCAGCTGCGTGCCCTTCCGGGCCTTGCTCTCCTTCCAGATCCGGGCTACATTCTCCACGCATTTCAGGATCTTGCCCCCGTCCTCATAGGGCAGGCTGCTGTCGATCAGGCGCTGGGTATAGCTGATTTTTTTGCCGTCGTCGAAGATCTTAAAGATGTGATCCTCGCCCTTGCCCTTGCCGCTGCCCCGCAGGGCCTCGGCCCGCTTGCCCAGCTCCTGCATGAACTGTTCCTGGAAGGGGGAGGGGTCACACTCCACAACCGTGCGCTTGCCCCCGGTCATCTTGGGGATCTTCAGGTAGGGCAGCTCCGAAGCGTCTACGATCACGTCCGCAAAGGCCCGGAACATCTGCTGCATCTCGCCCAGGTTCTTGTACTTGGAAAGGCTCTGCTTCAGCTCGTAGCCGTTGCCGCCGGTCTTCATCTTTCGGATCGTCACCACGTTGCCGAACTGGTTGGCCCAGGCGTCGAAGTTGGAGATGCCCTTGGCCTCCAGCAGGTCGGGCTGCAGGTATCGCTGCATGGTGTAAAGCTCCACCACGCTGTTCATTACCGGGGTGGCCGTGGCGAACACCACGCCCCGCCCGCCGTTGAGCTTCTGCAGCCACCGCACCTTCATGTACAGATCCAGGCTCCGCTGGCTGCCGCCCTTGTTGCCCAAGTCAGCAATGCCCTGCATCTTCGTGGTGTAGAACAGGTTCTTGAAGTTGTGGGCCTCGTCCACGAACAGGGAATCCACGCCCAGCTCCTCAAAGTCTACGCTGTCCTCGTCCTTCTTGCTGCCGCTCAGCTTCCGCAGCTCGGCCTCCAGGCTCCGCTTGCTCCGCTCCATGTCCCGCACGGAGGGGTCTTTCTTCCCGCTGGCCCTCCGGCTCTGCAAAATGGCCTCCTCCAGCTGGTCAACCTGTTCCTGATAGAAGGCCTCCCGGGTGGCAAGGCTCATGGGCACCTTGGTAAACTGCTCATAGGACATGATCACCGCGTCGTAGTCCCCCGTGGCGATCCGGTTGGCGAACATCTTCCGGTTGGCCGGGGTGAAGTCGCCGTCCTCCAGCGCCTGGATCTTGGCCGTGGGGAAGTAGGAGAGGAACTCGTTGCTCCACTGGGCCACCAGGTTCTTCGGCACGATGAAAAGAGGCTTCTTCACAATGCCCAGCTGCCGCAGCTTCATGGCGGCAGCGGCCATTTCGTAGGTCTTGCCCGCGCCCACTCGGTGGGCCAGCAGCGTGTTGCCGCCGCTGTTGATGATCCGCTGCACCGCGTCCAGCTGGTGGGGCCGCATGGGCTTTACGGAGTTCATGCCGTTCACCGTCAGGTGGCTGCCGTCGTAGTGGGGCGTCACCATGTTGTTGAAGACTTCGTTGTAAAGGCCGCCCAGCTCCGTTCTGCGTCCCTCGTCCTTCCAAAGCCAGGTCTGGAACTCGCTCAGCACCTGCTCCAGCTTCTCCTGGGCCGCCGCCGTGGCCTGGCGATCCATCACCCGCTGATCGCCCACCGTCCGCCAGACGGAGAGGGTGCGGTTGTTCAGCGCCGCCTCCAGAATGTTCTGCTGCCCGCCCACAAAGGGCCGGTCGCCCGTGCCCCAGGTGGAGATATTCTCCGGGCGGCTGCGTACATAGGTGTTGTTGATCTCCACGAAGAACTTGCCCACCTGCCGGTTGTAGGTGACTGTTACGGCGGGCACCCGGTGTCCGTTGACCCAGCCGCTGCCGCCGCCCACCATTTCCGTGGCGAACTGGCTGTATACGTTGTCCGGGATCCACGTGGCTCCCAGACGCACCTTGATCTCGTCGGCGGGAATGTCGGCGGGTACTACGGCCTTCAGGGCCTCCACGTTCCGCTGGTAGCGGCTGTCCGCCTCGGCCAGGGCCTCCGCGTCCCGCAGCTTAGCTCGCACATTGCCGGAGAGGTACTGCTCCGCACTCTCCAGTCCGCCGTCCCGGGTCAGGAAGGCAAGCCCCCGTTCCAGAAGATCCGCCTGGGCGGCCTCCTCGGTCATACCCGTCAGCTGGGCGATCCTCGCAAGGTCAGCTCTCCCGTCCTCGTTCAGCACCACCGCCAGCGCCTCTTCCGTGTTGTCCGCATGGGTCACGGTCTTGATGGGGGAAACGGTGTTCTGGGTGAACAGGGCCGCCTTCTGGGCCACGTCGGTGTCCTCGTCGTAGTCCTCCAGGGCCAGAAGGAAGGGCCAGTCCGCGTCCTGCTTGGCCAGCTTCTTGTTTTTCTTGCTGTGCAGGATCCCGTATTTCTTCACAAAGGCGTCGTACTGGCTGTTCAGCGCCTTGCGGTATGCGGCGATCTGAGCGTCGCTGCCGCCGTCCAGCTGCAGATTCAGCAGCTCCCGGGCGGTGTCCCGCATGGTCAGCATGCCGCCGATCCGCTCCGCGTCGCCCTTGGCCACGCCTTTGGCCTCCGCCAGTTGCCCGTCCACGTTCCGGTAGAGCTTGCCGTCCTTCTGCACCAGGCTGCCGGGCCGCCCCTTGGCGGCGGCCTTCTTGATCTCAGCGCGCACTTCCTCCGCCGTCTGCTTCGCCGGATAGGTCATGTGCCGCTGGATTTTGGCCATTGCCCGCTCAATCTGGGTCTGCAGGCTGTACCGGCTCTCCAGGGGATTGTAGGTCACCACCGTCCGCCCATACTGGCCCTTGCCGTAGTCTGCCGCGCCCAGCACCATCTCCGGGTGCTTCACAAAGTATTCGTTCTGGTCGTAGCTGCCCCAGCGGTTGGCCCCTTCCCAGGGCTTTTTGCCCACCTCCAGGAAGGCCTCGCCCTTGTAGGGTGTGCCCGGCTCCCGCTTCTGGAACACCAGAATGTCCGATACCACGCTGGTGCCCGTCCCCTGGAAGGCCGTGTTGGGCAGGCGCACCGCGCCGATTAGGTCGGCCTGCTTCATAAAGTAGGCCCGCGCCTCTGTGCTCAGGGCGTCCATCGTGCCGCTGCTGGTGATCAGGCACGCAATGCCGCCGGGCCGCAGCGCCGTCAGGCTCTTGGCGATAAAGTAGTTGTGAATGGCCTTCGTCACGCTCCCGGGATAGGCCCGGTCGGCCACGGCCAGATTGCCGAAGGGCACGTTGCCGATCACCAGATCCATGTACCCCTCCGGAATCTTCGCCGTCTCAAAGCCCTGCACCCGCACGTCCGCGTTGGGGTAGAGGTACTTGGCGATGCTGCCCGTGATCTTGTCCAGTTCCACCGCCGTCCAGCTCTTCACGCCCTCCCGCAGCTCTGCGGGCATGGCTCCCAGGAAGCGGCCCACGCCTGCCGAGGGTTCCAGCAGCCGCCCGCCGGCAAAGCCCAGCTTGGCAAGGCCGTTGTACATGCCCTGGATCACCGAGGGTTCCGTGTAGTAGGCGTCCAGGATCGAACCCCGGGCCGTCTTATACTCGTCCTTGTCCAGCAGCTTCTGCAGCTGCTTATACTCCTTGGTCCAGTCCGTTTTCTTCTCGTCAAACACGTCGGAAAGGCCGCCCCAGCCCGTGTACCTGGCCAGGATCTCCTGCTCCTTGGGCGTAGCAAGCCGCCCCTCCGCCGCGATGCTGCGCAGGGTCTTGATGGCCGCCGCGTTGGCGCTGTACCGGCCCTTGGGCGTGGTGGGGATCTTCGCGCCGCCCTTGGCGGGGATCACGTAGTTCTCTCCCCGGGGCTTTTCCTGGCTCCCCAGCGCCTCCTTCTGCGCCGTCTGCTCCGCCGTAGTGGCCGGGGCGGGCGGCGTGTCGTTTACTTCTTCTCGAACTTCGGGCAGTTCTGTCGGTTCCCCGAGATCTCCTTCGGAATTCCTCTCGGATACACCTGGCAAGTGACCGTCCCCCGAATGAACTTCCTGCACTGGTTGCACTTCGGAACCACGAACGGATTTACGCCCCGTACCATTTCCTCGTGGCAGGTCTGGCCCATCTGCTCCAGGGCCGACGCTTCCTCCTTGGTCAGCTTCATGGATTGCTGCCTCCTTCATGTAGATCGTCGGGGTTCCATCCTTGCTATAGGTCACGCTCTCAATGGTGAACTGCCTGTCGCGCTCAAACAGAACCTCGCTCTCAAAGTTGTTGCCTACCCCGGCCATGTCCCGGCCGCTCTGGCCCTCGATCACCATGTGGACAACATACTGCCCCTCCAGGGGATAGCCGTCCTCGGTGGTAGAGGTGGATGTGTAGGCGGGCGGCTGGATAAAGCCGCCGGGTTCAATGCCCGCCATGAAGGCGTCAAAGGCCGCCTTGTCTCCCATGCCGTCAAAGGTGATGTTCCGGTATACCTTTCCGGTGCGGGTGGGCATCTTGGTCAGGGCGCTGTCCATGTGCCGGACAAACGCCTTGTCCGCTGCGGTCAGAGTACCCTCGCCCCGCAGCTTGGCGTTGATCTTGTAGCTCTCGCTGCTCTTATAGGCCAGCAGCGCAGCCTGCTCTTCCTCGGTCAGTACTTCAGAAGATCCTTTGCGTACTGGATGTTCTTCGGCTTTTTCTTCCACTCCTCGAAGCTCAGCCTGGTCTTGCTGTGCGCCCACTGGTACCGCAGCTCCTCCTCCAGGCACTCCAGAAACAGCGGGTCGTTGTCCCAGTACTCGTCGTCCGGCTTCTGGCTGTAAAGCGCCTCCCGCACGAAGTCCATCGCCGCGTCCTCCGGCAGGCCGCTGTTCAGCAGGCTCTCGTGCATCTCGTCCAGATAGTTGCTTTGCGTCTGAATGGCCTCCAGCAGCGTCCCCGCCTCGGCCAGCTCCCGGCACATCTTGGGCTTGAACTGCGCCCAGTAGTCCATCTGCGCTCTTCCGTCCGTTCCCAGGCTCCAGTACTCCTCTTCCGTCAGATACTGCTTCCACGCTGCCTGTGCCATTGTCCTTGCCCTCCTTCTTCTTGGTGCCGAACTGCTTGTCGGCGATCTGCTCCGCCTGCCGCAGCATCTGGCCCACCGGGCTCTGCCCCGTGGCCTTCCGCCGGGCCAGCTCCGCCCCGATGGCCTTGCCGTCGATGTCCTCCCAGTCTTCCTTCGCCCGCTGCTGCTCAGGGTAGAAGTTGCTCCGGGCCACGCTCAGAAGGTCGCTCACCGCCTCCTCCCGGGTGGCGAAGGGCCCGCCCTGATAGGCGTTGGCCCGGGCGTCCGTCACATAGCCATCGGTGCCCTTGGCCCGGTCGATGCTCACCCGGTAGCCGTCCGCCGTCTGGGTGATGGAGTAGCGGATCCCGTCCGCCACTGCCATGTTGTACCCGTCCAGCCGCTGGGCGAGGGAATCATAGCCACTCTGGTTTTCTCCAGTATAGCCGCTTTCCCCGGAAAGGGCAAGAGCCGCGCCCCCCTGGGCCGGTGTTGCGTCCGCCTGCCCGGCAAGATACGCCGCCCGGGCCTGGGGCCCGGTGATCCCCGGCAGGTTGTTCAGGATCTCCGCCCGGCTGCCGCCCTTCTTTCCGGCGCTGTAGGCCTTCATCATGCCCGCAATATAGCCCTCTGCGTCCTGCCCGGGGCTGTACATGCTGGTCAGGGCCGTGGCTCCCGCTTTGTCCATCGTCTTGGCGAAGTCGGCCACCGCCCGGGCGTTGCGTTCGCTCTGGGTCTGTGCGGCCCCTGCGGCTGCCGCTATGCTCTCCGGCGTTGCGGGGGTAGCCGTGGCCGCCGGTGCGGCGCTCGTGCCATCAATGGGCCTTGCAAGGTCTGCGGCGGTGCTCTCTGCGATGGGGGCGGGAACTGCCGGGGCTTCCCCGGTGTCTGCTGCCTGCTGCCGTGCCGCAAGGCTCCGGATCTCGGCCTTCACTTGGGCCAATGGCGCGTCGGTGTCAATGTGCTGTCCCGTAACGGTTTCCAGAAGGGAAACAGCTGCTCCGCTCCGGGCCAGCCGCCCGGCGTCGTTGCCTGTGATCTCCTCGCCCCGCAGAATGGCCTCCACAGCGGGGGCCAGGGTGGCCGCCTGCTGCTCTGTGGCTCCTGCGGCGATCAGCTGCTCCGTCACGGTTCCGGCGGCTCCTGCTGCCGGTGCCGTTCCGCCGGGCACTGCCGGGGCGCTTGCCGGGGCAGTGGGCCCGGTGGGCCCCTGGCTTCCGGCGGCGGAAAGCCCCTGCTCCACAGCGGCGCTCATCAGCTGCTTCAGCTCCTCGTCCGCCGTGCTTTGGCCTCCCGCCGCTGCCGCGCCGCTCCCGGGCAGAATGTTTCCCGGGGCCGTGGCTGCCGCCTTGGCGTTGGCAAAGCCTGTGGCGTACTGCTGCATGGCTGCCTCAATGGTGTCCAGGGCCCCGTTCAGGCTGTTCACCGTGCTCTGCTGTCCCGCCATGTAGTAGCGGTTCAGGCTGCTGCGGGTCTCCTGGGTAAAGCCGATGATAAAGTCCGCCATCTCTGCCCGCTCCGCCGGGGTCATGCCGTTCCAGTTCTGGGAGAGATAGGCGTACCGCTCCTGCAGCGTGGCCACGGCGGCCTCCATCTTGGCCTTGTTGGCCGTGGTGGTCTGGTAGGTGGAGATACCGGACTGCAGCAGGGAGAGGGCGAAAGCCGTCGCCAGCTGCGTGGCCATCTCCTCCTGGCTGGGCTTGTTCTCGCTCAGAGCGTATTCCGTGCCGATGTTGGCCCAGGCGGAAGCGGTGGAACTGGTGGTGGCCCGCACAAATTCCCCGAAGGGGGTCATAAGGCCCTTGTTGCGCAGCAGCGTGGCGATGCCCGTGCTGGTCAGGCCCTCCGCAAGGCCGCCCGCAAGGCCCGCCGCCCCACTGATCCCGATGCCCTTGGCGTAGTCCCCGCCGCTCATCAGCCCTGTGGCCGCGCCGCCCACGTTCTGTACTGCGTCCGTGGCGGCAAAGGTCAGGGCGTTGGTGGCCATCTTCGTCACCAGGGGGCTCACGTTCAGCGCCACCTGGCTGCCGCCGATGGTGATGCCGCCTCGCAGGGCGGCGGCTCCGGCATTCACTCCGGCTCCGATACCGCTGCCCAGGCCGTAGGCCAGGGCCAGATTGCCGCCCACAGCGCCAGCGCCGTAGGCATAGGGGTGCTCTTCCTGGGCCGCCTGGCCCTCCTGCAGCATGCCCGTGTACCATTCCCGGTTCCGCTTGGCCGCCTCCTCGTTTCCCGTCAGCTTGGAAGCTCCCGCCCCCAGCGCGGCGGACACGGAGGAAAGCCCCGTGCCGTTCAATGCGCCCAGGGCCACTGCCTCAATGCCGGTGTAGCTCTTGTCCACCGTCATGTTCAGGTATTCGTAGGCTGCGTCCTTGCCCTCGGTGGCGTAGATGTAGTTGAAGGTCTTCACCGTGTCCTCCGGCAAGTCCTTCCAGTAGTCGTGGGTGGTGGCGTACAGAGTGTTGGGCCCGCCCAGATCATTCAGCCCCTGCATGCTCTGGGCGTCCTTGTCCCCGTTGATGTAATCGTAGAAAACGTCGTCGTACCCGGTGTCGGTGTAGGTGCCCGTCCAGGCGTTAAACTTGGCCTCGCCCCGCTTGGTGGTCTTGTACTGGCTCTTCTCGGCATAGTCTGCCGCCTGGGGCGCTGCCTGCCAGCGCAGTACCTTCTGGTTCAGGTCATAGGCGTCCCGGTCGGCGAAGCTGTCCCAGTATTCCTGCTCTTTGCCCAGGTCGCTCCGGGCGGAGGACAGGTATGTGCCGTACTGATCCAGCGCCCCCAGCGCCTCCTGCAGCTGCTTGGGGTCGTATCGGTCGGCGTTGTCCTGAAAGAACGTTCGGTAGGCGTTGGCCCGGTTCTGCAGCACCGCAAGGCTTGCGTCCGCGTCGCTGCGGTACCGGCTGAAGTCCTTGCCGCTCTGATACTTTCCCTGGCGGCTGCTGTACTCCTGGCTCAGCCGGTCGGACAGGGAGCCCACGTCCTTCACCCAGGAGGAAAAGCCCTGGGCCTTGTCCGCCTCGTAGCTGCCGCTGCCGCCGTAGGCGTCCTTGCCGTACTGCCGGTCGATCACCGCCCGGCGCTCCGCAGCCTTCTGCCGGATAAAGTTGCTGGAGCGGGTGACGGTGCCGTCCTCGCTCCTGCCCAGAGGGGCCTTGTCGCTGCGCTGGATCTGTTCGTCCTTCTTCCGGGCCGCCGTCCGCTGCTTCAGAAATTCACTTGCGTTGGCCATGAAAGCCCCTCCTTACTTCGTCTTCTTGTTGGTGTACCAGCGGTAGCTGTAGGTGTTGGTGGACTTGTCGTAGCTTTCGATCACCTTGCCGCTGTCAATGTAGTCCTGCACTTCCTGATAGGAGAAGCGCCCGTGACCGGGAATGTAGATCCAGCTGTCCCCGTGCCGGTTGGAGATGGAAGCGTCGCTCCCTGTATCCTCCGTGCCCCCGTCGTCATAGGGCTGGCCGTAGTAATACTCGTAGGCCGCTCGGGTGGTGTCGTTCACAACGCCGTTCTCCAGGGCGTTCAGGGTCTGTGCTGCCGTCAGGGTGGGCTTGCCGCTGCTCTTGGATCCGGAACTGGAGCCGCTTCTGCTGCCGCCGGATCCGCTGCTCTTCCGGGCTGCCGCCGCCTGCTCCTGTGCTTTCTGGTCGGCATAATACTTCGCCAGGGTGTTCAGCTCGCTCTGGGTGTAGCCGGAGGCCGCCACCAGCGCCGGATCCAGATCCTTCACCGTGCCGTAGGCGGCAAGGTAGGCGTTGATCCGGTTCTGTGCGTCCGCCTTGCTGGTGGCCGCCTGGCTGTCGCTGTACTCCTGGTTGTACCGCTCGTCGCTGATCTGATCCCGGCCCTTCTGGTACTCCTGCTCCTGGTTGTACCTCAGGTCGCCCACTGCGTCCCGGTAGGCCCCGTAGAGGTTGCCGTAGTCCGTGTTGTACTGCCCCAGCTCGTTGAGGTAGCGGTTGTAGGCGCTGTCGTTTGCGTCGTTCATCACGCCCAGGTTCTGGATCAGGTCGCTGCGGTCGCCAGAGTACATCTGCCGGGCCACTTCCTCCAGCTGGCTCATGTACTCGTTGTACTGCTGCTGGGCAGCGGTGGTGGCGTAGGAGCTTGCAAGGCCTCCGGTGCGGCTGCTGATCTGCCCCAGCACGTCCTGCATGCTCATCTGCCCCTGCACGCCGTAGCGGTCTGCTAAGGCCTTGTACTGGTCGCTCTGCGTCCAGTCGGCGTAGTCCATGTTGGTCAGCTTGTCGATCACCCCGCTGGTGTCGTAGGGGTCGCCGGAGTAGGAGGGCTTCTGGCTGGCCAGGGCCTCAAGCTGGGCCTGCAGGTCTTTCAGCTGCTGGGCGTAGGGATCCTGCGGAAGCGGGTTGTACTGGCTGCCGTCGTCGCCGCCGGAGTAGCCGTACTGGTTGCGCAGGTTCTCCACGAAGTTGTGGGCGTCCGCCCAGCTGGTTTTCCCACTCTGGGCCGCATTGCGGATCTCATAGGCCTGCCGTAGCTCGTCCGGGGTGAAATACTGCTGGTCGTACACGCTGCCGCCGTACTGTCCGCTCTGGCCCGTGCTCTGGCTGGGGCTCCAGTGGGTGGAGCCGCCGTTATTTTTGCCCGCCGCATTCCCGATGGCAGAAGCGAGGCCCCCCAGCACCGCCCCGATGGCGCTGCCTCCCGGGAACAGGCTGCCGATGGCCGCTCCGGCGGCGGCTCCGCTCTTCACGCTGCCTTTCCCGCTGCTGCCCTTGGAATTGTATTCGTTGCCGTACCGTCCGCCGGAATAACCGGCGCTGTTGCGGATACTCTCTGCCTGGTTGTGGGCGTCCGCCCAGCTCATGCTGCCGCTCTGGGCCATTTTCGTAACCCGGTCAATGGCTGCCTGCTGGCTGCTGGAAAGCCGCTCCTTGTCGTATTTGGATACTGCCATTCTCTTAACCTCCGTTCTTCTGCTCCAGGGCCGTCACCCGGGCCTCCAGACTGTCCAGCCGGGTGCTCAGGGCGTCCACACTGCCCAGCAGGCTGTTCACCTGCCCCTGCAGCGTGGTCACATTCCCGCTCAGCCCATTCACCGTGCTCTGCAGGGCCGAGAGATTGTTGCTCATGGCCGTCACCAGAACATAGATTTCTGCGCTGGATACCCCGGCGGCGGACACGTTCTTGGTCATGTTCCGCATGGCGAATTCAATTCGTTCCCCCATATAGCGGATATAGTTCTCCACGATGGAAAGGCTGCCGCTGGGATCCTGCACGTCCAGCTTGTCCATGCTCTCCGGCAAAACTGCCGCCATTACACATCACTCCCCACACAGAACTCCCGTAGCATGGAAAGGATCGTACACGGCCCCTTGCCCTGCAGCCGGATCTCAAATTTGTCGCAGCGGTTCAGGGCGATCCGCAGGGGAACCACGTCCCCTTCCCGGCCTACCACCTTGCCGCAGCTCCGCCAGGGTCTTCCGTCGCACCGCACCTCCGCTGTCAGGGAGCTGCCACGGGGCAGTTCCACCCGCAGCAGCAAACGGGAATAGGTCTTCCGCCCTTGGGCCGTTTCATAGAAGGGCGTGAACTGGGCCAGCCACTCCAGCCCCGCCTCGTCCTGGCCGCTGTCCGCCAGCCATACGCTTCCGCTCCCGTCCATGAAATACATGTCCTTGCCGATCCGGGCGAAGTCCACCGCCTTTGTGGCGTCCTCCTTCACCCAGATTCCTGCCCGGGTCTCATAGACCAGGAAATGGTGGAAGCTCCCTTCCTTCACGCACAGGTAGTAGGTGTCGCCGTCGCTGCCGCCCACCGCCTCCGTGAAGTGCCGCTCTCCGAAGTTGGCTGAAATCAGGGATGGCGTGCCGCCGCTGTAGGCGTATACCCCGTGCAGCCCCATGTAGAACAGCACCTCGTTGATCACCTGCAGGCTCTTGTGGCACCCCGCCTGCAGCCCCTCAATGTCGTAGGTGTACAGGCTGTATTCCGAGGGGTAGCCGCCCAGGATTTTGTGCAGCTTCGTCTCCTTCCAGAAAAGAACGCTGCTGGTCAGCTTGCAGCACCCGGTGAAATCCCCCTCCGTGCCCACCGCCAGGGCGTAGCTGTCTGTGCTCAGCCCCTCGAACACGTTGAAGTTGGTGGGGTCGCCCATGCTGCTGGCGTAGATGGTCTGCGCCTCGTTGCTGCACCCCCACAGCCGGTTCTCGCTCTCGCAGATATAGTCCATGTCCGGCACCTTCCGCTCCAGCTTGATGGCCGTGCTCTCCTCCGTAGCAGCGGTGAACACCTTGTCCTGCACGGTGATGGTGTCTGCCGTCAGGCTCTTGATCACAATGTCCTTGTTGTTCTTGGTCTCCGTGGTGCAGCCGGACAGGGTAATGGCGTCCCCGGCGGCAAACTGCTCCGTCAGGTCGCCCCAGTCCGTCACCTTCATGGTGCTGGTGGTAAACACGGCCTTGCTCCCCGTCACCGTGGCCGCCAGCGGCTTCACCGTCCGGGTCTTCATGTCCAGGTATACCTTGTCCGGCCAGATCACCATCTTCGTGTTCACCACGGCGAACTGCTTCGCCCCTGCGGTGACGGTGCCCACAACGGCCCCGTCGTACAGCAGGTTCGCGCCCTCCACCGCCACCAGCTTTCCCCAGGCCGTCAGGGCCGTGCCCCCGGCGTAGTAGTCCGTGTCGTTTTTCTTTTGCTTGGCCCGCCCGTGCCGGGTGGTCAGATAGGGGTACCGCCGGGCGGACAGGTTCACGCTGTCCCGCAGATCCCCGTCCTGCAGCTGATCTGACCAGTTGATTCCCCGCATGGTCACGATCTCGCTTTTGCTCTTGCTGATGTTGTACTGGATTTCCGGCAGCCGCATCTCACATCACCTGCCACTTCCACCGGATCTTAGGCCGGTGTCCCCGCCGGTACCAGGCCTGGGCCTCCTTCAGCGCCGCGTCGTACACCGCCAGATCATTGGCGTACAGGCTCATCTCCTGGTTGTAGTAGTCGATCTTGCAGATGAGATACAGCTGGTAGATCTCCTCGTGGGGTGCGCCCATCAGCAGCTGCGTGTCGATCTCCGGCCAGCTGTTCACCGTCGGTTCCTCACCGAACATCTCCGCCAGCTGCCCGTCCAGATCATAGATCCACGCCGCCTTCTGCTCATCGCTCACCGTGTTCATGCGCAGCCCGTCCGCCCGCTTCATGGCTTCCCGCACTGTCATGGGTTCACACTCCTTTCTCCGCCTCCGCAAGGGCCTCTGCGCCCCCTTGCAAGGCCTTCTCCCGCCGTTGGGAGAGGGAGGGGGAACACCCGTCCCCCTCGTACTCCGCAACGCCGTGCAGGGCCAGCAGCGCCGCCTGCTCCTCCACAATGGAGAGGGCTTCCCGCAGCTGCCGCACCAGCCATTCCGTCAGTTCCAGACTGCTCATTCCGCCGCCTCGGCCGTGCCGCCGTATTCGGCGGGCACCAGCTCCGGCAGCCCGCACTCGTTAATCAGGATGTCCGCCACCTGGCGCTTCAGCTTGGCCGGAACCTGGTTGAACTCCGTCTTTCCGAGAATCACTCTCTGTGCGAATAACATAGCCATCATGTCTGTACTTCCTTTCTCAAATTTGAAATAGACGTTTAACGCCGTTCTGGCGATAAACTCACGCATAGACCACCGCCGCCATTTCAGCGATGCAGTCCTCATAGAAAGACTGCTGCTCCGTCAGGGCCGATACCTGGCTCTTCAGCAGCTTGTTTTCCTCACTCAGGGCCTGTACCGCCGCCGTTTTGTCCACGTAGCGGTAGTGCCCCTCAATGGTGTACCAGTCGTAGCACCGCCCCTCGCCGTCCTCGGCGCTCCGGCAGTGCTCCACGATGCGGAAGTGGTCGATCAGATCTCCCTCCGGGAAAGTCCGGCGTGTCTCCGTCTCTCCCGTCAGGGCGCTGTGGGCCTCGCCCACGGTCAGCAGGGTCTCTGTCGTCACGCCGTCCCGGGTCGTGCTTCCAAAGATGTAGTCCATCTGGCCCTCTCCTTTCTCCACCAGGCCCGCACAACAGCTTTCAGCCGCCGCTGGGTCTTGGGTTTTACCATTCTCGCGTACAGTGCCGTGCTCCGGCAGTGCCGCAGCTGCCCCAGCCGGGACAGCAGGCCCACCGCAAGGCTCAGGGGGATCGCCGCCCCGCGCCGCCATTTCCGGTAGCAGCTCCGCAGCTGCCGCCCCAGCCGCAGAAGGTTCCGCTTCCGCAGCAGGGTGTACCCGTGCCCGTAGCGGTAGCCCAGGGCGGAGGGCAGCCGGTCAGCCGAGGGGAACTTCTGCCAGTTGCCCTTCAGCGTAAGGCCGTGGGAGCGCAGCCACCCGTCCACCAGGCGGATCGCCCGGCTCAGGGCCCGTTTGCTCCGGGCGAACAGCGTGAAGTTGTCCATGTACCGCAGGTAGTGCCTCACGGCAAGGCCGCTCTCCCGCAGGGCGTGATCCAGCGGCTGCAGCACCGTGTTGGCAAACCATTGGCTGCAATAGGCCCCGATCTGGATTCCCTCCCGGGTGATCCGCTCAATGAGATCCAGCACCCGCCGGTCTTTGATCAGCTCCTTCATGCGCTCCAGCACCACAGCAGGGGACAGGCAGTCGTAAAAGTGGTGAATGTCCAGCTCGGCGCACCACTTTGTGCCCTTCCGGTCGTTCCGGTTCCACTTCTTCAGGGCCTTCATGCCGTAGTGGATTCCCCGGCCCCGGATTGACCCGCAGCAAAAGGGATCCATTCCCCGCATAAGGGTGGGCTGGATTGCCTGGATCAGCGCATGGTGGATATACTGGTCGGGCCACAGCTTCGGCTCGTGAATGTCCCGCCACTTTCCGGCGCTTTTGTCCCAGCGCCGTTTCAGCGCGGCGGGGGAGGGGGTAAAGCCCTCTTCGATGATGGCCCGCAGCTCCCGGATCCGGGCGGGCACGTCGCTCTCCACCCAGGCCACCACCCTGTTGGGCCTGTGCCGTGGGTTCCAGCGGTGGGTGCGGTTCACTTCCTCCAGCGCCAGCCGTAAATTCTCGTCGCTGATGAGAATGGGATAGATGTTTCCGGTTCGTTTCATGGGATTGATTTCTCCTTGTTGCCTCACGGTGGTTCCCTCGCTCCCTTGCGGGAGGGTACTAAACCGTGTCCCTTCGGCAGAATCTTCACCAAGAGGTGTGCGGCTATCTCACCCATCTATGTAAAGCCTGGGAGGGCCTTACAGCGAAGTGTGCGGGCCAGCCTGGGCCCATTGGAGAGGAGACGGCAGCCGATGTTCGAGTTCGAATTCGACGCGGTGTAATTGCCGTTGAGGTAGAAAGCGCCGTGGTTCTGGTTCTGGTTGTAGTTGCCGCCGACGTAGAGCACAACCCCGCTGGAGTTGTAGTTGCAGTAGTCGCCATGAGAACCGGAAACCGAAGAGAAACACCGGACTACTGGTGAGATAGTCCCAAAGTTGTAGGTTTCAGTGGAATGCAAGGGGAGGGGGCTGCGGCCCCCGTCCCCCTGCGCCCCCTCCCCTTAGGGGAGTTTTTGGAGACGGCAGCCGACGTTCGAGCTCGAATACGACGCGGTGTAATCGCCGCCGAGGCAGAAAGCGCCGCGGCCCTGGCTCTGGCCGTAGTTGCCGCCGACGCAGAGCACAACCCCGCTGGAGCCGTAGTCGCAGTAGTCGCAGACGTAGCTGCTCTCGCTGCCGCTCACTGCGTTGGGGTACAGAGCGTACTCAAAGCCGCTGGCCGTCGGGTTCGTCCACCCGGAGATATAGCCGTTGTTGGTGGAACGGGTGCCCACCTTGGTGCCGCCGCTGCTGTCGCTGAAGCTGGCCGGGTTTTTAATGCAGTACACAC